ATAGAAGTCAAGAGTTCTTCCTCATTATTGCTAATAAGTTGTCTACCTTCTCGTGCTTTCTTAATTCGCTTGGATCGAGCGTCTGACCAAGACTTGCCAGCATCACCGCCCCAAGCCGCCCAAGCAACTCTTCCGTTACTCGGATAGCCATCTTCGCCAGGGCTAAATCCTTGACCCTGTTTATCCACTTCATGCCTGGCGAACCAAGCCGACATGGTTATCACTGTGTCAGGTGACAACTCATTGCCACTCAGAATCTGGGTGGCGCGGGTGCGAGCGACATCCGTGCCACCTGATTCGCCATCAGCCTTCCAATCGCGATAACGCTGAGCTTCAGCTCTCATGCCATCGTTTGGCATAAGGTCGATTTCAACTCCGTTTACGTTTGCCATTAGTCCGTTTGCGGGTGGGCTGAGGCTGATCTGATTCAAGCAATTCAAGCTGTGTGCCTTCGTCAGTCAGATCTAAATCCTTGTCTAGTTTGATGCCAGCTTCAGCTGCCAGTTGCTGTTCCCGAGCCAACTCATTGACGTTGTCGTCAAAATCACCACCCGAGTAAGCGATGATCTGAGCCTTAGTCATGTACCCGGCTTGCTCAGCCTCCCTGTAAGCCTTGACCTCTTTGAGGGGGTCGACCCAACTCCAGCCACGCGGCATCCAACGCGGAGAAAGATAACGTTCCGGCCGCAGCTCATAGTCAGGGAAATTGCAGTAGCCACTGAGCACTGCAAGATTGAGCCACTCGCGGTACACCCGCATGTGGAAGTTATCGATGAGATACTTCTGAACTACTCGCCAATGCTCACGGTCCTCAAGAAGTGAGAGCCGTGAACTGCTGTAGTTAGTGTCGCTGAAGTCGCGAGACAACGTCTCATACGAGCAACCAAAGCCTGACGCAAAGCGCCGGACCTTGCTTTTGACAAACATCTCGAACTGTTGGTCCGGTGAGTCAATGTCAGGCACAGACACCGTCTCCCCAGGGGACAAATACTTGAAGGTGCCAGGCTCAAACTCACTAATGCGCTGACTGTTCTCAACGTCATCAGCAATCAGCTCACCTTCGTTGTTGGTGATAAAGCCCATGATGCTCGCGCCAGCACGAGCACGAATCACGGCTGCTTCCTCGTATCCCTGCAGCTGATGCGCATCTGCCATCACACTGTGAAACCAAGGCACACCCCTGTTCTGGCCTGGCCTTTCAGGCATGAACAGGTGAATTACATCATCTGCAGGCAGAAAAACATGCTTCCTATCAGGGACAGGATTGCCTTGGAAGAAAGTATCGCCAGGATGACGAGTCAGGATCGCGTACCGCACAGGGCGGCCCCACTCATCAACCTCAACGCCGTTGCGCCACTCGTTGCCTTTTTTCTGAGTAGCGCCGTTGTATGACTCATCCAGCAGATCGCTCTCAATCATTTGCAGTGCCAAAGGCACCTTGGACTCGCCAAAAGCACGCCGCACAATCCTGAACAGCGCCTCACCTGACTCGCACATCGCGCCAGCAGCCAGCCACTCGAAATCGTGGAAGCTGTACCGACCAGAACAGTCACAAGCATTAGGACGGGTCCAATAGGACCACTTCATCTCAATCTCGTTATTGATCCGGTTGTCCCGCTTACTGCCACGCAGCTGTAACACCTGAGATTGCAGCTTGATGCCAGTGCCAATCACATTGATCTGTGTTGTCCGCTTGGCTTGTCGCGCATACGGATTGTTCCGCACCATTTCGCGAGATCGATCCCGCAAGCGCCGCAAGTTGCCTCGAATCTCAGCGTCGGCGCTGGCCTGCGTCGACATCCAGTCGTTTGTCAAACGAGAAACCATCGCGCCGCTGTAAGCACGACGGAAAACTCGGGCAGGCGCTTTGCCAAAGCCCAAGAAGTTCATGACGCTCGAACGAATACCCATGATCAGTTGAACCTCACGAACATGTTGCGTGGATTGCCAAGGCCGTTGGCGATCATCTCAGCCTGTTCTTCACGGTTCACTTCAGCCTTCAAGCGACCCTCAAGCTGGATCAAGTCAGGCAAGTCGTAACGCTTCAAGTTGCGATTGCCGATCTTGTATTCCTGAACAGCACCACCAGCAATCAAAGTTCTGATCGCTGTTTGAACTGCTTCTAAGTCTTTTCTCGCTTGAGTTCGACCATCAAATGCACCAGGCGTTCCTGAATATTCAAGAGCTGCCTCAACAGTCAGCGTGCCGTAGCCAAGAGTGATTTTCTCGCTGCTCTTGGTGGCAATGGCCTGCCAATACCAATTGCCAGCATCAAATCCAGCTGAATCAGTGGCGGAAATCGTAAATTCCCAGCCAGTGCCAAAAACACTGCCCGTGGAGATGTGTCCCTCCGAGGCAGTATTCGTCCTCAAGTAGTACTTGAGAGTCCACTCGTCGCTTTTGATTTCATTGCCGAAAACATCCGTCGAAGAGTCATCTCTCCATTTGACGGTGTCGCCAGCCCGGATCTCGCTTGGGATGTTCACGGGACTACCAGCGTTGGACGAAATTACGGCGATTAGGCCGTTTTTGCTGCTTTGATCCTAGCTGAGGCGGCTTATTAGGCTCATTACGCCGCTCAAACTGATCCCAAATGCTCCGGCGGTCATATTTTTGATACATCCGGTGCAAAGCGGCATACGCATAGACCATTTCGTCCAACGCTTCGTTTGGACTCTGGCTTTTTTTGACCCAAACACGCTCCGGAAAGCCATTTCGATACCGAAGCACCTGTCGCTCGGCCGTCAGCTCAGAAAAATAGTCAGGCCCAACAGTTGGATAGAAGTGAAGGTATCCCGGACCTGGATCATTGTGCTTCAGCCGGCCAAATAGCAGCGATTTCACGCCGTCAACGCCAACAGGGAACAATTGAGCGCCATTCTTCATCGCTCTGCCCTTGAAGTTGATATCAACCTTGCTTGGCTTGCCCAATGGCGGCTTGCCCTTTTGACCCATACCTTTAATCGCGATCACGCCCATAGCTGCACGCTCTCGCGAATAGCCATACACCTCTTGAGTGTGGTGACCACCAGAGTCAATGCAGCAAACCTCGATATTCAGTTTGCGGCCGTCTTCTGTCTCATACGGATTTTGCAACACCTCATCTAACTGTTTCCAAACTTCTGGTCGTGACGGTGATCCATGAAGAACAACTCGATCAACCAGATAAGCCTCTTCATCTCTCGCCCATCCCCAAACCGACAGGCTGAGTCTGTCGTCCTGACAGTCACATCCACACGTCAGCAACAACACTTCAGCTGGTGGTGATGCCTGCTTGTACTTCTCTTCAGCAGCACGCTGCATCAATGACTCGCCGCTCATCTTGCTGGCGTATTCGTCCTCCCAGACCTCGCCAACAATCGTGTTGACCCATGTTTTCAGCTGCTCAGCATCATGCTTTGCCTCTAAAAACTCCTCCACCAGATTCGACCACGCCGCATTAGGGCTGTAGCTATACGCCGCCCAGATGTGAAATCCTGCGTGCTTGCCGTTGAACTCGCTAGTTCCACGCCACTCACCACGCTCAACCATCCAACGCTTTTTGGCATGCGGGATATGGTGCTTGCACTTCTCGCACTCATAACAAGCAGTCGACGGATCATCGTTAAACCACTTGATCTGCGCCCAACGCAGATACTGCATATGACTGCAGTTGGGGCAGGGAACGTAGTACCGCCTTTGGTCAGATTGCTGGTACATCCGCTCAATCCGACTGAAGTCCTTCACCGTCGGAGTGGAGCCAGACACAATCTTCCGGTTCCAGTAGTACTCAGTACGCCTGATGCCCAGCTTGATCTGGTCGCCTTCAGAGCCAGCCGAAGGCGGATAGCCGTCGACCTCGTCGAACAAGACGATCCGCCTGCTAACACGCCGGAAGCCACGCGGTGAGTTAGCTCCCACCAAGCTAAGAGTCCCGCCTGGAAACTGTTTTTGCAGGATCGTGTTCGCACCGTCCTTCGCCTTGGCTTCGCTCACTAAGCCTTTGAGCACCGGAGTGTCACGCAGCATTGGCGCGATCTCTTCCTTTGAATATCCCTGCGCGTCTTCAATCGTCGGCTGAACCAGCATGATCGGCGCTGGATCTTGGTGGATGTGATACCCGATCACATGGTTCAAAATCTTTGAGTAGCCGACCCTGGCTGACTTCATCACCGTCACCTGCTCCACAGTCGGATCAGTGATCGCATCCATGATTCCCTTCTGATAGGGCAGCGTTCTCCACCTGCCACCCTCAGCACTTGACTCAGCGCTCAAGAACGCATTCTCATCTGCCCATTCACTAAGGCTCAGCTTCTTTGGTGGCTTGAACGCCAAAAATGCCTTTTTGGTCAGCAGGTCGACGTTGCTCATTCCTCTGCCTCCCCGGCCAGATCTTCCAGCGTTTCGCGCACGATATCCTCCAAACACGCCATCGCAGCAGCATCAAGATCCGGAATCCGCTGCTTCGCCTTGCTTGGGATGCCCAGCATCTTGCCCCTAGCCAAAGTGATCACCTCGATCCACTTCGCCTCAACTTCATCGACCGGAACCAGCTTCCCTGCCTTGGTTTGACGGTCTAGCTCCAACAGTTCAGCCTTCAAATACTCAGTCCGCGCTCTGCTCTCGTCGTAATCAGGGATGTACTCCTGGGTGCGAGAAATGCGCGGCTCAGCCTTAGGGCGCCCCCTTGGTCGCGACACTTTTTGTTCAGCCTGTCCGGCCTCTAGTTCCTTTGCCTTCTTGTGCGCGGTAGTATTTCGGGTTTGCGTGTTTTTCCGATAGTCCTCAGCGAGCGTGGACGTATCTATTCGTTTCTGACCTTTCTCGTCGAGAACAACCTTAATTCGGCCTTTTGCAATGGCTGCGTGAACTGATGGTGGCGTAATGCCCAGAATTCGTGCTGCTTCGGCTTGAGTTACTAGTGCCATTCGGCAATTACAGAGAAAAGTAAAAATGCAATGTGTAGTTGGACGGTAGGGGTTTTTCGGCTGGCTCGATAAGACTGACAATAACTATTAGTCTACTTTAAGCACTTGTGCCTAGAAAAATAGTGCGGTTCGAAAGACCT